ATAATTCTCATAAATACGCTTCCGATTGGCGATATAGGGTTCGCGCAAAATAAAGACGTAATCAATGTTAGTTCTGAGCGTCGGCGGTATGCCTAATGGATATTGCATTGTGATGAGTAACATTACCTTCCAGTGCCGCCCGTTCATAAAAAGTAATCGCATCATTTTATCCCGCGCCCACGTGTTGTCATAGAGACAATCGTCTAAAATGACGAATGTGCGGGGGTCAATTGTGCTTTTATTGAATTGTTCCATTTCCTTCTTGATTTGCCGCAAAACGCCGCGTTGGCGCTTCAAAATGTTTTCAATGATGGCCGTATTGTACTCATTATGGATGAACAATTTTGGCACCAATTTGCCGTAGAAACCGTTACCCTCTTCGGTGCCGGCGATGACGGTGCCAATTGGTATGTCTTGATGGTAATATAGGATATCGCGCACCAAAAACGATTTGCCGGTGTCACGACGACCGATCAATACTATAACGGGGCCTTTAGACTCATTGGGTTTAAAACTGATGCTTTTCATATCAAATTTTTTTAGCTCTAAATTCATTAATATACTTTAGAAATAAATTTTATATAAAATAAACGTACGAAACCAACTGTTTCTATTGTTTTATATAAAAGTGTAAAAATAGGCGGCATATAAAAAGAACAATGTTACAACTATAGGAATAAATATTTGTATGATGATTACTCTAAACATAACTAAGATAATACTGTTAAAACCTTTAAATATATTTAGCATAATCAATTAAATACCAATTAAATACCAAATAAATAAGTTATTTAACAAATAAGTTAAATATAACTTTAATTTATATTTTTATTAGCTAATGGCAATTGAGGTTAACTACAATAAACGCAAAAATACCCATATTTTCTCCAAATTTATTAGCACAAGCAATCTAAACCTAGAAACGGTCCAGAATTATATGCCTATTTATGAACGTTTTTTCTCATTAAATAGCACCAATTTTAATTCTGTTAATTTTAATCACAAATTGTTTATTAGCGATATAAAAGACAATAAAGAAAAGAAAAATAAAAATAATACAGACGATGACCATATTTTCAACTGCAAATTGCAGCATATATTGGATGAGAGCTATACTATAAATACAAAAGTATTTATCAAAATGGCGCCACTACTAGACCCGTTTAAGTATCTAGTGGGTAAATATAACCATACGGATCCGAATTTGTTTTCTTTACCGACGTATGGGCAAACAAATGGTTGCCACGCAAAAACCAACAATCCAAACAATTCGGCCTATATTGACGGGCTATTCTCCTATCTAAGTAGCCAAACACTTCATCATCACAATTTTATACACGGTCTGGATTATTATGGCTCTTTTTTAGCTATAAAGAACGATTATAAAATCAATATTATAGATGATATTGATTATTTGATTCAATCCGATTTTTTTAATAAGCAACAAAACATTCTGTTCAGTGTGGAAGATTATTCGCATTTAATATCTCCCGCGGTTGAGACTAAAATCAAGCCAATACAAATATCGACAAGTTTAAAATCCAATCTATCTATTAAAAGCATAAACGATGAGATATTTGAAAATATTTTTGAAAAAACAGACGATATGGTGGCATTGTCACTTGATGACCTTAAAACTTCTAAAATGGAATTGATAGATGTGACAAATACGCCTAACCATTCATTCAACGAATCGGTGCCAATGCATACAGAAACCCTAAAATCGGGTTCATCGTGTTCTTCAAGAACATCGCATACAAATGAGGACGACAGCGATATGGATAGCTATGATTCAGATGCGAATTCAGAATTAGAATCTGATTCTGGGTTGGAATTAGACTCAGTTTCGGACGCAGATGATTCAGAAAAAAACGACGAAACCAATAGCATAGAAGAAGAAACGCTGCTACTAACATTTCCCAAATACCCTATTCAACTAATATGTATGGAAAAATGCGATAATACGTTTGACAACTTGATTTTGACAAATAAACTAAGCCAAGACGAGTGGTTTTCTGCGTTGATGCAAATAGTAATGATACTAATTACATATCAAAAAATGTTTGCGTTAACACATAACGATCTACATTCCAATAACATCATGTATTGCGAAACTAACAAAAAGTACATATATTATGTATATAAGAAGAATACGTATAAGGTGCCGACTTACGGCCGTTTATACAAAATAATAGATTTTGGGAGAGCTATTTATAAATACAAGGGGAGAATATTTTGCAGCGATAGTTTTCAATTAGGCGGCGATGCGTCGACCCAGTATAATACCGAACCGTACTTTAACGACAAAAAGCCTAGATTGGAACCCAATTTTAGTTTTGATTTATGTCGTTTAGCATGCTCTATATTTGATTATGTTGTTGAAGATATGGACGATATAAAAAATATAAACGAATGTTCTCCATTAGTAAGGGTGATAGTGGACTGGTGTATTGACGATAATGGGATCAATGTATTGTACAAAAATAATGGCGCTGAGAGATATCCCGATTTCAAATTGTACAAAATGATTGCTCGCCACGTACATAAACACACTCCACAAAATCAGTTGGATCGCGATGAATTTAAAAAATATAAAATAAATAGCAAAAATTTACCAAAAAATGAGGATGTTATTAATATAGATGAATATCCAAGTTACATATAATTATTTTTAATATATATATATAATAAATGACAAATTTTGGATTTATTATATCTAGGCACGTAAATTCTAAATCTACCAACCGTTATTGGAATCAATGTGTAAAATTGATAAGGGCTACTTATCCATTGAAACAAATAATTATTATTGATGATAATAGTAACCAACAATTTGTTCAAGCCGATTTTGCATACAAGAATCTACAAATAATACCGTCCGAGTACCCCGGGAGAGGCGAATTGCTGCCATATATATATTATCTGAGACACAAATGGTTTCCGAGTGCCGTTATTATTCACGATAGTTTATTTGTTCATAAAAAAATTTTATTCAACAAATTTATACATCCAGTGATGCCATTATGGCATCATACTTACGATAAAGAGAATATAGGAAATATTGTACGCATCGCATCTGCTTTAAATAATAATTCTATATTATTAAATAAATTAATAGGAACAAGTGTTGATTTTTTAAGCTTTAATAAAAACAACAAAATTAATTTATGTTTCGGCGCACAAGCATTTATTAAATTGGATTTTTTGGAACATTTACAAAATAAGTATAATATTATTAATTTAGTACACACTATTCATAATCGGACTGATCGCTGCGCTTTAGAGCGAGTTTTAGGCGCGTTATTCTGCGAAGAGTATCCACTATTAAAAACCGTGAATTCACTATTTGGGGATATAATAACCAAAGATCGTTCGTTTAGTTATACATATGATGAATATTTATTTGACTTTAAAAGAAAAAAAGCATTATATCCGTTTGTTAAAGTGTGGTCGGGGCGTTAAGTGAAACGACCGTTAAGTGAAACGACCGTTAAGTGAAACGACTGTTAAGTGAAACGACCGTTAAGTGAAACGACTGTTAAGTGAAACGACTGTTACCAACTTTAACAAAACGACCGCCTTTTAAAATGGCGGGTTATCGGTAAATGCAATTGGCGCAGTAGGCACACTTGTCTCGTGAATAACTGGTTCAAGTTGTCCGACAATATAATATCCTAATACAACACTTATATATACCACAAGCGTATCGCGTATAAGTAATTTAAGCGGTTTGGGCTCATTGTCGACATATCGCATTTCTAAAAACTTGGCAATAAAAAAAATGATTGATACTAAAGCTGCTATTAAAAATATATTATCCATAATATAAAATATTTTTACATTTATAAAAATATAACGAATTAAATAAGAATAGTCACTTACTTATGCCAGTATTTCTATATCATCTAACAATAAGTCGGGCTCCAACTTGACATTGGGCGGATTGATCACATGTATGTCTAAATTATCCAACGATATATCCTCATTAGATATTTTAATTGAGTCATTGTCTTCCTCCTCCTCTTCCATTTTGCGCTGCATATTCCTCAAGTTGCTTATCTCTTCTAAGCGTTCAATTGTTTTAGGCGCACTCACCTCTTCTTTTATTCCATTATCGCCCATTACGGTATCTACATCGTTGAATAACAAACTAACATTGTTCTTTTTATCATCACTAGCACCAGCACCAGCACCAGCACCAGCACCAGCACCAGCTAATTCGTGGATCAGTTCTTGTTTTTTACCTTCTTTAATTTCTTGCGGCAATTCCTTGACGGGTTCAGCGATAATTTGCTCCTTTACTTCTTCCACTACATCCTCCTCTGTAGTTTCATCCATGTAGGCGCGCAATATGTTTTCAACGGGAATGCTATCTCTAACAGCATTTAAAATACATTCTTGAATAATGGTTTCTAGTTCGCGGTTGTGTTTTTGCGTTTGTAAAGGCAGCGTATTTATCTCAAATAGATAGACATTTTTATAGACCTTTCTTGCTACATTAATATAGACTTTATGAATAAAATCGTCTAGTTTTGGGATGTTAATGTCTATTTTTTTCTGTTTTTGGCCGACGCGCATAGCTGTTAGTAGCTTCAATTGAATAATATGGATGCAAGTGACCAATTCTTCTAAATAGGAGCAGCCGCTTCGTTCTATAATTCGTTTTCTCTCGGTTTCAATAATTGTGGCGTTCCATTTGGGAATGCGTGTAATAAAGTTCTGAAATGTCATCAAATATTTATCTGTTTCTTGGTTGTCTTTACATAATTTATACGATTCGTCAAAAATAGATTTGAATCCCTCAATGATAAGGGGAGTTAAAATAGTTAACAAACGTGCTCCCCATTCATTCTTTGATTCGTGTAACGAACTAACATTAAAATCGTCCATAATGTATTATTTTAATGTTATTATTTTTGTATTTGAACTAATTTACTTTTTATAAGTTTTCTTTTTATAAGTTTTTTAGTTTTTAATTTTCGTCCATTATATGTTACTAGATATAGGATATATCCTCTAAATTTGTTAGTTTATCTAAAAACACAAAGTTCAAAATAAAGAGCAGCAATAATTTTTCATTTCTAAACTCTTTTTTTACTTTACTAAAGGCAATCAATATTTCATACCGCTTTTCTTCGGTTAAATCAAAATGTCCGTCTTCTAACAATTTAACGACGTCTAATGCGCTATATGCTTTTTCATATAATTTTACTATCAACTCTATTGTGTTAGTTTCTGTCTTATTCATTTTTGCGTATTTTTGCAATTCTTTTTTAAGCTGTTGGCTTCTTTTATTTTTAAAATCGGAGATGTTACATACATTATCTATATTATGTCTATATAGATTGATATGTTTTCCATTATGGGTCGGCTCCGATATATATATTTCACAAAAACGCGACAAAATGGGCTTCAATAACTTGTATTTGTCTTCTACTATTATGAAAAAGCGCGTGTTATGGCTGAAAAGCTCTATACAACGGCGTAAAGCAGATTGTGCGTCCATTGTTAGTTTGTCGCCATTTAATAGGACAATACTTTTAAATACATCGCCTCCATTTGAATTGATATGTGTCTTGGCAAAGAACTTGAGTTCCTCGCGGATAAATTTAATGCCGCGACCGTGTGCGCAATTTACACTCATTACCAGATTTTTTATTTGTTCCTTGTCGTCATTGTAAATAGTATGTATAAAATCATTTACTATAGTGCTTTTACCCGCACCACTCGGCCCGTAAAATATGATATTTGGTATCTTCTTCTTTTCATAGAAGTATTTTAATTTTTCTTTTATGGGGGTGTGAATTTCTATTGACATTGTGATATTTTAATATTATCAAGGTGTTTTTATATTAAAATATTAACGCATAAGGAGGGGGAACTACGTTCCCCCATACCCCCTCCTTTTGATGGGAAATGTATTTATTTAAAATGTGCCACCCGTGTAACAAATGTGCCACCCGTGTAACAAATGTGCCACCCGTGTAACAAATGTGCCACCCATTAAAAGGAGGGGTCTGAGGGGGAACCTTGGTTCCCCTTATACGGCGCTCGTCAAGCTATGTGTATAAGGATTGCTTTTAAATGCATCTAACAAACTCGGTTCTATTCTATCGCATCCGATACAATTGTCGTAATATTGCGGCATATTGGCCTTGCCATAGGTCTGTACTGACGGCCCCGAATACAATGTGGCTTGTGGAGCCCATAAGCGGTTGTTTTCTCTATCCGCATCCAATTTAGACATGGTAACATTCACTTGAGGATTAAACTGCTTAGCATTGCCGGCGTTGATTCGCCCCGCAATAGATTTCTCTTTGGCCTCGCTGTTAGTTTGCCTATAAACCGAATCATATTGCCGATTACCGTATTTGGATCCAGCACCCATATATTGGCTACAATTGGTGGTGTCGCGCTGGTTAGCAATTGCTTGTTGTTCGGATACCAAATACGCCGCATTATCGGTCTGATTGCCAACATATCCATTCGGTCTATAAATGGTCGTCTCTTTAATAGTTGGGTTGGGCGTGTCATTCGGGTCCAATACGTAATTCTCGGGAACAGCACCAGATGAGTTGCCATAAATGCGCATATTGCAACTGTACTCCTCTTTGCGCGACGGCTTCAATATATCCATAATAGGCGCAATGGCAGCGCCAATTGCTCGAGTAAATCCGCTGCCAAAAGAGCGGGTCTGTGGATTGAGAGCACGATTATTGGTATAATTGGTGTGACTTTTTAGGAAATTGTCTTTATCATGGTGTGGTCCGGCGCCGGCAGCGTTGGAATGCCCTACATGTGGTGTAGGCAAATGGGTTCGCTTTGGATCCTCGTGTTTAGTAGGCACATAACTTGCGGTTTTTAGGGTAGCATTTGGCGTGCCGTGTTGAAAAGTGGTGGTGTCATTTCGGTGCGACGGTTTTTGTATTTCTTCTGCGACTAGGCGGCCGGCTTTTTCGGCACCCGTTGTGGTAAGCCATCGGTCTTGTGTATTAATGAAAAAGGTATCGGGGCGATATTTCTCCACTTTTCCTTCAATGCCTACATTTTTCACGACGGATTGCGCCGGTCCCTCTAAATTATCTAAATTATATTCTTGTTTGGGATTGTTCAATGTTCGCCGCTCATCTACAGTTTTAGGCAGCCATTTGTCGCGCGCCTCCATGCCGGCGTTAAATCCGTGGCTACCGGCAGCAGTATAACCCTTGTCCAAGCCCGGACCCACATTAATGGACTCAAACGGTTTTACATTGTTGTTGCGATTCACGGGATTCACACGGGACTGGTAAAAGTCGCTCATATCGGGCATGCCATAAGGCCATTGCACGTTATCTTGTGGCTTAAATAGCGGCGCTTGTTCTATTTTTTTGATCACTTGCGAACCATTGCCAACATAATTGTCTAAAATGACCTCGGCATTATTTACGTTGTATGTTTGGCCAAAAGGCTTACTGTTAGTAAATGGCACCATATTGTTATGTAAGAATTCACGAGACGACAAATAGTCACCGGTTAAAGAGTAAATTTGCTGAATATTGTCGCCTAATTTGACACCGGCTCGTTCATTTTGTTCGTAAACATTTTGGTTGAAATAGTTATCGGTGGCAACATTTGGAGTAGGGAATTCTTGAATAGTGTCTACTAGTTCTTTGTTATTCATAATGGGATAATTTTGCGGTGGAGTATGCGTGTTAGGCAAGTAGTTATTGAAACGACCCTCTAAATTGTCGGCTTGCAGATTGGTCCGTATCCCCATGTTATCAAAACCGTCCTTTTTTTTCTTGGTATTCGTATTCGGATTTGTATTCATATTTGTAGTTTTATTTTGATTTGCGATAACATACATTCCGCCTAAAGCAACTAATGGTATAGCTAATTCCATATTATATACTTTTAAAAAAGAATAATATTATATTTTTATAAGTGTATAGTTTTAAAAATATAGTGTAATTATTTTGTTATTTGGGTACAAAACTACAATTGTTGCTTGCGCTGCACGTAATGGGTCCACCCATATAGGTTGCTTTTTGGTTGGCTACTGGAACTGTATAGCGTTGATCATTATTCGGCACTACACAGTCATAAGTTCGCTTAAAATTGTCCTTCTCGTAAATTCGCGTACTAACATTATTGAGAAAAGGGAGCTCCGTATGCGCTTGCGGATTGTTGGGCAAAATATAGCCGTGGTTTTGCTGTAAATCCTTGGCGGTCCATGCCGGCATAATAGCACGCGACTGCTCAGTGGTTAAAAATTGGTCGCATATAGGATACTGAATCGCCGTTGTTTGTATGGTTTGCTTCTTATATTTGCTTGCGGCTATACAATCCCTATTTAGTCGTCTATCTATGCCTAACATTGAGCTGTTAATATCCACACTTTGCGTCCATAAATTGGCGCCCCATTTTTGCGGTATAATATGCGGGTCTAGCATAAAGGCTGGCTTTTCGCCCCCGCCATTGCCCGGCACATCTAAATACCATCGCTCTTGATCGGTTTGCTGTTGAAGCTGTTTGGTTATTCTATCGGGGTCGTCGTGAAAACGAGTAAAGGCCATCCTATATTTATATTATAAAATATTTAAATATTATGGGCGCCACACAATTGTCTTTAAGTAGGCCTAATGATATATTATTTAAGCTAAAAACCTAAGTATAAAAGGAAGAGTCAACCCCCTTAAGCAAACATAATCCAATTCTTGCCATTAAACCACCATAAATGGGTCTGTTCCACATTATCGCGCATAGATTTGCAACAAATAGCCCCGACCGATACATTTTTGGGGAATTTATCCAATGTGGGCAGCTGTATGTATTGAGGGTATATAACTAAATTGTTAGTATTGTCTGTTACAGTAATACTCATTTCTTCATTATCATTACTTAATGATATAAATCCATATGAATCCGAATTTACACTTATTGAATTAGGTGATAATATAGTGCTATCATTTGTGTCTACATTTTTTACTAAAATAATAGGTTCATCGAAAACATCTGTGCCGTTATTTAATAAAATACTTGGTTCGTTGTTAGTTTCGCCATTTGTATTGCCAAACAATTCGAATGTTTCGCTTGTGATTTTAGTAAGGTTGCCGCGATGTACGTCTTCTGAAATGGATCCTCGTGCAATAACAACACTTGGTGTTTCTGTGGTTTCTGCATTGCCGTCGTTATATAAATTTACTTGAAATACGTCCATATTCGCATTCGTTATACTAAATTGGGAATTGTTAGTTCCGTCTGCTAAATAAATTAATTGGTTTTGGCTACGATCCGCTATTTTTAATATTGAACCGTTACCAGAATGGCAGCTAATATGTACTTCATCACCTATATTGTCGTTAATGCTTAGTGATGCGTCGTTTGTATTTGGGTCTATTTTTAATTCAATGTTATTTGCATTTATATCACACATATTTAAATATAATTCGTCATTGGATGACGAATCCATCCCAAATTTTAAATGTGATAAATTGTTTGTTTCTATATTTAACCCAACAATATTAAATAACCCACTGCCAGTGTCTAATGTAACTATATTGTCATTATTACTAAAAATAAATTCTGTAGTATCATTATTAATAAAATTTGGAGCGTGTAAAGAGCAGTCTTCTAATCCAATACTACTTACTACTGTATCATTATTATTTAAATTACTACAAAAATGTGATTGTTTATATAGTTCGGGAATCGCGATATTTTTATCATTTTCATCATTAGAACTATCATAACTACTATTTGTTCCCTCATTTATACTCAAATAGGTAGTGTTAGTATCGTTTTTTAGGGCAATCGTGTAATCGTTAAACTTCAATTCACCGTCGGCCGTGAGCCAAATCCCATCCATTCCAACAGAAATGGGACTTTCTTCTTGTGGCACAAGTGTAACAAAATTCGTTTGTACTGCGGTGTCTAAATTTTGCGTTAATTCTGAATCAAATAGTGGTTGACATTCGTTACAATATTGCTTGCAGTTATTTTCTATTTTAAAACAATCTATTGATACACCATTTATTGTTTCTACTGTTAAATCATTTACAACAATTTTATCTGCGTTTATAATACTCATAATATATTATATGATAAATATAAATATATTATTACACAAATACTATACATTTCAAGTCATATACATTGGCCGCTGATGTTTCGGAATGGCTTGCGGTATAGGCATGATAACCGGCTCTTTTTTGTATAAATTCGCGTTCTTTAAACATTTAAGCTCGGGTGTTAGTGGGGGCACCGGTTTTACTAAATTGGTTGAGTTAATGCCAAATAAAAAAGTCTCTATATCTACAGCATTATATGACAAGGTATTCCACGGCATTTGTCCGGGGTTGAGACCGGTGCCGGGCAACCTAGTATCAAATGCGGTGCCATTTGCGCCATGTTTATACAATAGCCACCGTTCCGACTCTACATTAGATCTCTGTTGTAGGCCATAGTTTCCAAATGTGTTATTATTTCGGGTAGATGCCATTTATATATTATAATATTATTATATCATAAAATATTATGCGTTATTTTTCAATAGTTCTTTAAGTTCATCTATTAAATATTTATCAATCTGACCACCCAATAAGTGTTGGCAAATACATTTATGCGCTAAATGGAATACGGGCTTACTAAACAGTGTTAAATATATCATACAATTTGCGGCATCATCGTCTAATTCGTCTGCTGAAAATTGGGAATCCATTATGTGTTCTTGTAAATAGGTTTTGATGTCTTGCACGCAACTGCTGAAATCGGCATTTTCCATCATTTTTGCCATTACCGTCTTCATCCCCATATCTATTTTGTCGTCCATTATGTTGTCGGCATTGAACACCGAGGTTATCTCATCTCTATACAATTTACTACAGACCTCCACAACATCGTCAGCGGAATAAATGATAGTGCTGGCGTCGTGATCTGCTCCCGCCTCGGTCTCCATACTAACAATCTTTGTCAACAATTCTTGCTCTATATCGTGATACTTGACTTTAAATTGTGTATTATACATTTATTATTTTATAATATTGTTTTTATATATGTTTTACTATTTGTATACCAAACAATAGTAAAATATGTAAAAACAATATTAAAGACTTTATGACAATATTAGTTATTTACTTATTATGGAAATAGAATTAGCTAGACCTTTAGAACCGCAAACAGAATATGCAAACATTGGCGAACCAATAGAAGCCACAATGGAATTCGCACATTTTTCAAATATACAGCGCTGTTATGAATTTATACGGTTTTTGAAAAGGAATAATATATCCTACGAAAGGACGTGCTGTTCTGGTCAAGGTTGTTTAATCCCCAATAAAACTAGAAAAGAAGTACAATTGTTAGTTGTTAGATTTAATTCGGAAATACCGATGCCTAATACCGATGCTGATTATTGTAAAGAAGTGACAGATGAAACAATTGTAATGACTGAATGCGGAGTCTGCTTAAATGATGTCAATAGTATAATTATGGTAAATGTATGTACATTAGCTAAAGGACACGACACATGTATAACATGCTATACACACCTCAAAACGTCGGCCCACAGTTGTCCATTTTGTAGAGGCAAACTGAAATAATTTAAGGCATCGCTTGCCCGGCAGTATGCGTAGTGTAGAAATCGCGGTCGCGTGTTAGTTCGCGCGATGGCACGCCGCCTCTGATCCAGCCATCTGATGCGACTGACTCAATCATAAGGCTAGGATTCTGAATATTGTTCTTCATTTCGGGGATAAGTGGTATAGTCTGATATTTTAAATGGCTTTTTTCCATTAGGCGCGTAACACTGCGTTTATTAGTTACTGCCTCGCCTTGCTGAATCTGCGATTCTAAAATAGGGTCCACAGATCCTCTTCCTAAAAAGGGGACGGTGGCAAAGGGGCGGCCAAATAGATCAACTTTGGTCTTTGGATGGGTTTGTAGGGCGCCGATGAGAAGCTCGGAGCTGGCATCAATGTTGGAGCCGCAAATATCGGAGCCCATTGTGCCCGAATAGTTGACACAAGGTTGGGCAGTCGCCAGCGCCTTGGCATTCTTCATGGTGCAGTCCTTGGTAAAATAGTTTTGTAGCAAGTAGTTGCAAGCGGACGTGTTTTGGATATCGGTTTGGGAAATGACACAGTCATCATTGCCCATTCTTCCCATATTATTAAAAGTATAGTCAGTCACGTGTGCCATTATATATATATATGTATAACAATAATTTTTTTCTAAACATTTTAAATTAGAATTTAATTTTAAAATTTTTATAAGCAAAAAATAAAAACTCCAAAAAGAATTTAGATAAGAATATACCTAAGATTATCCTTGTCTCGCATCCAAGCGCCTTCGGGTGTGTCTTCCTTACCGGAGTACATTGAGCCATAAAGCCATTTAGAATATGCGCCTTGATCGTTACAAACACGCGTGTTTGCTGTGCTGTAAAAACGCTGCATTAGCAGCCTATCAAATTGGTAATTATCAAACAAGTCGCCATATAGCTGTTTGTTAGTGTTTTTTATACCGGGGTACAACATTTGCGTCTGTTTTTTGGTTACACTGTTTATATCGTCATATACATCGGGATTAAAACTGGGGGCAGCAGCGAGACGGTTTGGGTCGTCCATAATATCTGTCAATAATACGTTGCCAAATGGGTTTTTTTTGGTGGTGGGGTGGAAACCAGCTTTTAAAATGGCGTCAAGAGTGTCGGCATTTGATTTCGGCATAGGATTCATAGAAGCTGTAGGATTCACACTAAAACCTTCTTTTTTTTTCAAAGAACTAACAATATTTTGTTTTCTAAATTTATAAATAGAATAGATAATTGCCAAAGTTATTATTCCAATTATAATTAAATTCCAATTTCTTGTTAGTAAAAATCCTAAAACCGATAACAATATGACAATTCGGCTAATCGCATTCAATTTTGCGTCAAATGACATTTGCGTGGTTGGCCATAATTGTAATATGTAGTCCTTATTAAATAATATAGATGGATTATTGAACCAAAATGGAGTAGTCATTATATATTAGATTATAAAAAAAATTGATTTGTTTAAATACTTATTGGATGGAGTTATAAACCAAATCAAATCAAATCAAAAACAAAACAAATCAAAACAACACAAAAATAATAAAATGACAGTGTTTCTTGTTTTATATAACCATTCTCCTAAAAACTTTACCATTGTCAAATTAATGTCGTCATTGGAAAAAGCATATGAATACATATCTTTCCAAGAAAAAAATATGTATTTAGACAAAAACCCAGATTGTAAAATGATTGAAATAGATTCACAGAAAGACATTGATGAACACTGCGCAAATAATGTAGAGCTAGGTATCTGCTACATAAAGAAGGGCTATATGAAATATAATTTAGAGCACGACCATATATCTGGCTACATTATTGTACCTCGCGAAATTGAATAATTACTAACAAGATTACTTTTATTTTACTTTTTACTTTTTACCTTTTCCCTTTTTTGCTGGTGCTTGTGCTGGTGCTTGCGCTTGTGGAGGCTTCGCACCTCTTGGAGTTTTATCTACCTTTTCGCCCGTGCTAAATATTTTCAGCAATTCTTCATCCGATATTTGGGGTTGGGCTTGCTGTTTTTGCTCCGCCGCCTTGGCTAACAAGTCGGCCTTAGTCTTCGCCTCCACTTTTGCCTTCATTCGCTCCTTCATTCTCTCTCTCGCTTGTGCGTTTTTCATATTTCTATTTAATTGCGCCCCCATTGCGCCCATATTCATTTTGGCTCCCTTGCCTAGCCCCGGAATACCCATTTGGGCAAACATTTTTTGCATGTCGCCCATCCCGGGCATATCCTTCATCTTAGTCAATAACTCCATCCCTTCCTCCATAAGCTCCGACTCCTTTATCTCGCCGGACTTTATTTTTTCGTCAATTTTGGAGCCAATATTCTTTACCATTCCCATCATTTTGCCGGGGTTTTTGAATAAGTTTTGGAACACATCGGACGCGCTTGTTTCACTTTCCATATCCAAATTGAGATCTTTGGCGGTTTCCTCCGCTAGTTCCATTGCTAATTTACCCAATTTGCCACCCATCATTGACTGAATATGGGCATGAATGTCTTCTGCGTTTGGCATCTTATCCATATTGATACCCTTGTCATCGTCTTGGGTATCATTTGAGCCCGTTTCGCCGTTACTGTTACTGTTACTGTTACCGTTTGCTCCCATATTAAATAAATTCTGCATATTTTCCAATGTTTCTTGTAGCTTTGACTTCAATTCGTCTTCATTGATGGCTTCAAATAGTTTCGCCGTATCGCCTAGCTCAGAGCTGCTATGAACCGAACCTATTACAGAGAACAAAATGAGCTGCAAATATTTCCAAATGGTGTCGCGCGTTGTCTCGCTAATATCGGTGGTCCATAACTGCTTAAACACAATTGCGGGCAAAAACTCGGTATTTGTTTCCGAATTGTCGCTAAAGATTTCCACATTTTTATAGAGAATATCAAAGAAACGCTCGGGAAACACCTTTATACAGTGTCTAAATACGAATAGTGTATCTTTTTCTTTTCCATCATTTTTATTCCACCATTTACCTATTATGCCGGCGTACTCGGGAAAAGTAATTAAAATATCGGCAACAAAATCGTCAATGATTTTATAGAATTCATCGGGAGGCGTCAATTCTTCAACAGTTTTTGGAGTGTCGGTCATTAATATTAGTAAAATGAATATATTTAAATACAAACTAACAAATATTATTTATCAATTCAACCTTTTAAAAAAAGGTTGAGCCAAAAGTAATCCAACCTTGTAAAAAAGTTGAGCCAAAAGTAAATCAACCTTTTACACCATTTTACATTTCAAACGCCCATTTTATATGCAAACTCATAATTTCTTATTACACCTTTTCTTATTTATTTTTTGATGAACTTTTTTTTCTATTTGATAAAAGTTTGCTTCTACGTTTTATTTTTTTTGTTCGTTTTCCTCCTTCTATTTTTAATTTTTCACGAGATTTAATTTCTGTTTTCTTTAATACATATAATAATTCCTCTCCCCATTCCTCTACAATTTTTGAATATTGTCGTAATTCTTTTTCATTAGGATTGAATGGTTTTAATATAAAGTATTTCAAATTTAATAATAATGATATTAAAATACCTTTATGAATTGGATTATCATATTGAAATTTATTTATAAAATAATCGAATAAATCATCGCCAAAACCAAAATTTGTTGCATCATTTATAGCTATATCTTTTTCATTTTCGTCTAATTCTTCATTATCTAACAATTTATTTATTATTATTTTAATAGGTACAATGGTTTTACTTGCTACATAAACACTTTGTACTTGAAATCCATTTAAAAATTTTTTGTATTCTTCTTTACCAAATGCTATTTGTGCTTTGCTTGCTAAAATATTGAAATATTCTATTTTCGCTAAATCTTTACATGCATTAGCAAGTAGCGTTATTTCACCTCCATTTGTGTTTTTAACAATAATGGATATAGCATAACTAATTTCATCTTCGTCAATATTAACATAATCTTGAAAACAAGGGTATCCTAATATTCTACCCATTTCTGTTACTGAAATATTTCGGTTACCATTATAGTTAGTAGTTTTAGAAATGATTGCGCCTTGATTTATGGCATAATCCGTACTCACTACTAAATCTGGGAAATATTCTTTAATTCTTTCTAAAATAGATTTAGTTTTTGGATCATTATGCGTGTATTCACCATAATTTGCATGTTGAACCAACATAGCAGGTCTTATATCTTCATTTACTAAAATACAATTCAAACAAACAACTATATCTTCTTCTTCATTAACTGACATGTAATATATATTATTATATATTTAATATATAATTACTTATTTTTGGCTAAATATGCAACACTTTTATTGCGGCACCATTAACGCCAATTTGGACAAATTCTGGATATATTTCATTGTTTTGACTTGACTCTCCGGCGACATTTGCTGAATCGGCGCCCGCAATCTATTAATCGCCTCCAATATTTTCTCTGAATGGTCGTTTCGCGACAAATCGTTAGCATAATCTTTACTAATGAAAAACTGGATATCACCGGCTTCAATTTGTGTTTTATATGGACCGACAATATAGGTGACCCATACTCGCACTAACAACTTAGGATTTGCCTTTCTAATGGCTAGAAGTGCGTTTTTAGCGGTTAAGATATCGGCATCATTGGGAAACACATTTTGAATATCGGTGACAAACTCGGTAAAGTGGTCGTTGAATACGGTTAAAATATTGGTTGTCATTTTGTTTTGTATTAGCAACAATTCTTTAAATACTATTCGGAATGAAATATTTTATTTATAGGGGTCGCGAAAAATATATTATATAATTTTGAACTTAAAGAAGGGGGGGTCAGCCAAATTACTTATTCAAATTCGCCAATTCTTGCTCCCGCCGGCGCTGTAGCGACTCAATAGACATTTCGCCCTCTTTCATTTTGTCGCTTTTGTAGGCATGGTCGTCTTGAGGTAGGTGCATAGGCGAATTGGACATGGAGTCATTTAGCGACACATAGTAGTGCATTTGTCGCATACCACCGTCGCCCTTTACACTCAACTCGGTGTCGGATTGGTCTAAAAAGCTGTAATTGTCGGATACAACGCCGCCGCCAAAACCGCTAAAGGCGCCGAAGCCGTCTTGGAAATTGACGGGTTCCATATTATTTTTGGTTGCGACTCTTATCTCCTCCATTTTTTGAGGTTTTAAGTGGTTATAGATGTCGTCGCCATAAATGACCTTGTAATTTTGGTTTAATAGGAGAAGCGCCGGGACACGTTTGACGTTTTCGGGCATAATTATTTTTTGCCCATTTTGTAGAATAATATAGGTCTTGCCGGACTCGTCTTTTACACGCTTGTCTATACAAATAAAATGAATATCTTTAACATTTTGGCTCTTAGTAACGGTTTGTAGTAGTTTTTTAGACGGCTCACAAAAATTGCTGTAGTAAAGTATTGTACTCATTAAAATGAAATAGGTTTTTTACTTTAAATATTTAACTTATTTATTAATTTATGCTAAACTTTGTTTATTTTTATTTTTATTTTTTACATTTTGTAAAAAAATTGTAAAAATGTATTTTATTTTTAAATTTTTTTAAAGATTTGTAAAAAAATTGAATTAATTAAAAATATCATATTAAATATACTATCTAATATAATAGAATGGCAAAAATCGTTGACCTAAAAGAAGAGGACGGAATACTAACATTTACTTTAACGGGTGTAGATGTATGCTATGCGAATGCGGTTCGGCGCAC